AGGATAACCAGTTGAGGCGAAAAAACGGATAACTGCTCATTGGTGAAACTTTTTTAATAGGACTTATATAATGGCTAATACAATTGATACCGCCTTTATTAAGCAGTTCGAATCCGAAGTTCACATGGCTTATCAACGTATGGGTTCCAAATTACGGAACACAGTACGCACAGTCAGCAATGTGCAAGGAAACGTAGTTCGTTTCCAGAAAATCGGAACTGGTTCTGCTTCAACAAAGGCACGCAACGGCTCTATCACACCGATGGAACTGGCGCACACAACCGCAGAAGCAACTCTTAGTGATTTCTATGCGGCTGAATTCATCGACAAACTCGATGAAATGAAAACCAATATCGATGAGCGTCAAGCTGTAGCACAATCTGCTGCCGCTGCTCTTGGTCGTAAGACAGATGAAATTCTTACTACGGCTATGGATGCGGGTGCTAACTCCACTCAAATTCACGATACGTCAAGTGCTTTGGAAAAAGCTGACCTTCTGTCTCTGTTTGAGACATTTGGTGGTGCTGATATTCCAGAGGATGGACAAAGGTATCTTGCGATGAACTCAAAAGGTTATTCCGATTTGTTCCTTATCACAGAGTTTGCTAGTTCAGACTTTGTTGGTGAGCAAAACCTGCCATACGCAGGCGGCATGACAATGAAAGAATTCCTTGGGTTCAAGATATTTTCAACATCTGCTGTTACAGCAGGTAAGAACTTGGCTTACCATACTTCTGCTGTTGGTCTTGGTGTTGGCTCTGATGTCACAACCGAGCTTAACTATGTAGCAGAAAAGGCAAGTCACCTTGCAACTTCAATGATGTCAATGGGCGCAGTAGTTATCGATGATAATGGTATCTACGAAGTTCTTGACAACAATTCATAGGAGGATTGAACATGGCTTATAGTGCAGCTGGTTTGACCAGACTCGCAGGTGGTTCAGGTGTAAACCTTTATCACTACTCAACAACTGATGCTATCGCCACAGTCAACACAGCAGGTTATTTTAATGACGCTGCTAATATGTTGAATGTTCGTGATGTCATTATTGTTGCTGACACAAACACACCAACAACTAGTTTTGTAAGTGTTTTGTCTAACACTGGTTCAGTAGTAGATGTTTCTGACGGAACAGCTATTGCAGAAACCGACTCCGACTAGGGGTAGTGGAGGCGAGGGACTCCCTTCACTCGCCTCCATTTTTTATAGATGACATCGGAAGCAAGCAATAGTGCAATTGACGTAGCTAGTCGGGCTTTGATCCTCATAGGAGCAGACCCGATAACATCGTTTTCTGAGACAACAACAGAAGCTACTGTTGCCTCTAACCTTTATGAAGATGTTGCAAGGTCATCACTGACAAATACAAGGTGGCGATTTGCAACCAATCAAGCAGTTCTTAATGCGCTTTCAGATGCACCTACTGGTAGATTTGATATAGCGCATCAACTTCCAAGCGATTTACTTATGCTTCACGCATTAACAGTAAATGATAATTTAATAGAATATACACAATATGGTGATAAAGTTTTTAGTAACCGCACATCTGCAGATAGTGTGGTGGCTGACTTTACATTTAGAGCTAATGAAGTTACCTGGCCTAGCTACTTTACACTAGCTGTAGAGTATATGCTTGCATCTGTATTTGCAGGTAGCATTGCTCGTGACCCCGAGCTTTCACAACAAATGCTAGTGTTTTATGATCGATTTATGGCTAAGGCTAGGACACTTGATAGTCAAATCAGCACTACTAGAAAAATAGCAACATCAAGGTTTATTACTGACAGGAGAAGTTAATGGCAAGAGTTCGGATACCTCTGTCTAGCTTTGAGTTTGGAGAACTTAGCGCCTCCTTAACCAGTCGTGTTGATACACAAGTATATACATCTGCAGCAGAACAAATCAGAAATCTATATATAAGGGCAGAGGGTTCGGTTGTTAAAAGACCAGGAACAAAACGTTTATATAATTTTTCCGCACCAACCTATAATGCAGCCAAGCGCATGCAGCTGCGTATTGAGCCTTTTGTATTTAGTGATGACGAAAAATATATTTTTGCATTTAGTGATAACAAATTAGATATATTTCAGATCAATGCAAATACAGGTGCAGTTACGCATATTCAAGCAGTAACAACAGATGTTAGTGGGGTTGCTGTTCCGTGGGATGAAGAATATCTTGAAGAATTTACATATGTTCAAAAAGGTGATGTATTTTTTATTACACATCCCCTGTTTGCTATTCGTAAGATAGTTCGAACATCCTTAACTACATTTCAAGTAGAGGACTATGTTTTTGATGAATCGCCAGCAGGTGATTTAACACACACCCCATTTTTTTCTTTTCAAAGTCCTGGTGTTACTATTACACCAACAGATACTCAATCATACACAACGACTGCAGCAGAGGCGATTGATTCGTCAGAGACATCTATTGATATTACAGACGCAAGTAATTTTCCGTCAGCAGGTAGATTTCTTGTTGGCTCAGAAGTAATTACATATACAGGCAAGTCAACAAACACTCTTACTGGGTGTACACGCGGTGCGTTTAATACAACAGCAGCAGCGCATGACAATGGCTCTACTGTTACTTATTGTCCAAAAGTCACAACAAGTGCTGCTTATTTTAGTACAGCATATGTTGGAATAAGACTTCGTATAAGTGAATCAGAGGTATCTATAGTCGGCACCTCTGGCACTACACAAGCTGCAGTAGTTGTCTTAGATATAATAAGAACAACACTTGATGTGGATGCAATTCGTACAATAGATGGCTCGACAACAATACAAATAACACATGCCCTACATGGCTTGTCTACTGGTGATAGCGTTACTATTGATCGAGCGGCAGCTGTTGGAGGTATTAATGCCAATCAAATTAATGGCACAAGAGCAATTACTGTAATTGATGAAAATGTATACGAAGTAACTGCAGGAGGAAGTGCAAATCTTTCTACTGATGGTGGTGGGCAGCCACGCATAGCGTCTACCGCAGCTACCACTGAATGGGCGGAACAAAGCTATTCTCTTCTTAGGGGATACCCCAGCGCTACAACCTTTCACGAAAATAGGTTGTGGTTTGCTGGGACACTCTCACAACCTGACCAAATATGGGCATCAAAATCAGGACAGTATTTTAACTTTGATATTGGCAAAGCAAGAGATAATGATGCACTTGATCTTACATCTAATGTTGGCGACATTTTTACAATCAGACATCTTGTAAGTAATCGTGACTTACAAATATTTTCATCTACAGCAGAGCTTTATATTCCTACAAGTACAACTAAACCAATTACACCAACAAGTGCTGTTATACGAAGACAGACACCATTTGGTACAGGTTTTGCTAGACCAATACCTTTAGATGGTGCAACACTGTTTACTGACCGCAGTGGTCAATCTGTTCGTGAATTTCTATTTACTGAAGGTGAAGATGCTTATACTGGTGGAAGCATTTCCGCATTAGCGTCACATCTAATTGTAACACCGACACAGCAATTAGTTGTTACTGGTGCAACAAATAGACCAGAAACATATGCATATTTTGTAAACAGTGATGGTACGCTTGCTATCTTTTATACTATTAGAGGTGAAAAGAAACAGGGTTGGTCATTATGGGATACTCAGGGGAAATTTCATTCTGTTTGCACTATTGAGAATAGATTGTTTGTAGCGGCAGCTAGGGATGATGGTGGTGGATCAACGGAATATTTTTTAGAAGAGTTTGACAATGATATGCCTATGGACTTTTGTGATACGTTTTCTGCGTCGAGCGGCGTATTTGGCAGTCTTGGCTCTCATTTTGCTAACAATGCTGTTGTAAAGGCTGTAAATGGCACTGATTATCTTGGTGAGTTTACAGTTGCTAGCGCACAGATTGATGTAAGTGGTGCTAAAGATAATGTTTCTACAGGCTTCATAGGTTATTCATTTACACCACTTTTGAAGACATTACCCATTGATAGCTATGGCACAAGACTTGGTGTGCAGATGACAGGCATGCCTAGAAAGCTAACGAATGTTGTATTAGACTTGGTAGATACAATGTCTATTTCTGTAAACAGTAATGATTTGATTACAAGAAATGTAACTGATGATATGTCTACAAATAGAACGCCAGTAACAGGTAAACGTGAATTTAAATTATTGGGGTATAGCCGCGACCCAAGGGTAACTATATCTCAAAGTGCGCCATTAGATATGCAACTTAATGGCATGGTAGT